AATTTGGTTAGTAGTTGTACCTGCGTAAATAACCTTAATTAGAAGCCTATCTGTGGCACTTATAGTCGTTTGAGTGACTGTCATTGCCGTAGAATATAAAGTCTTTGTTAGGGCCGTTAAGGTCGTTGCTGCCGATGTAAACAATAAGGTAGCAATACTGCCATTATATTTATATAGTTCATACTTAACTTGAGCACCTGCAAAGGCAGTTAAAATAGAATAGTAAGCACCAAAAGTCCAAGTACCTGCTGGTATGGTCGTTACACCAGGATCAAGAGCATCTGTAATAAATGAAGCTATTGTACCTGCTCCTGTTTTAGTGAAGTCAACTGAAGTACCTGCTACTTGGCTTCTGCTTAATTCCTTACACACAATACTATCAAAAGTGCCTTGTGCAGTACCTCCATTAAAGTAATAGATAGCGTTGCTATCATATTCGTATAAGACTATATTCGTTCCGTTTATTACTGATGCCATAATTAAAATATACTTGTTTGAGGAATGTATTTATTTACTCTTGTGCACTCAATCTCTGTATTAGATATCTGTAACAATGTAGCACTTGCCGTATTGGATGGGTACGATATTGTAGCATTACCTAACATATAAGATTTTGAGCTAATGTTTATACTTGCAGGATCTGTATCCGTTGCAAAAATAAGCTTTGATGCGTTTAGCATCCTATGGTTGGTATTTGAGGTATAAAACTCACTTAAATTACAATCCACATTTATTATGTTTAATGCGTATGTATTTACATATTGCTGAACAATTAATTCAGATAAGGTATAAAACTCACCTGATGGATCAAACCCATATCTATACCAACCTGCTGCAACTGACTTATCTGTTAATATAAGAGTTCCTTTTGCAGAAGGATAATAAGACTGACTACCACTACTGCCGTAAGGTAAACTTATTGTTTTTGTATATTGTTTGTTTTCAACTAATGTTCCTGTAAGATTATATGCAGAAATATTTGACTTTATTTTTAATACAAAATTTGTTAATGTTACAATGCTAGTGCCTTCTGAAATTCTATATGCAAAACTAAGAGGGCCAGAACCTGGGAATATTTCTGTTTTTAGGTCTAACACAAAGTCCTCTGATGGGCCAGTTGTTTTAGGATTATAAACAGTATATGATGTAGCCGTTGTTTGCCATTTAGCATCATTGTTTAAATAATAAGTTATCGCACCTGTGTTTATTGTAATATCTATAGAACCTATAGGTGTGGTTTGAGATGGTGCACCTATTAAAATGTTTAATTGTAAAGAATCCCCTGTTGTTACATAAGCATTAGAATTAGAATCTAATGTTACTGATGCAGTTCCTGCTGGGCCACCTGATGGAGCATTTAATTCAAAAAAGAAAGAATCGAAAGTAATATTTGTTTGCAATGTACAACTTCCATCTCCAGTTGATGCCCTTGTCCAATATGTAGCCTCTGTTCCATTATTATCTTTTAAGTCACCATTTGGAAGATAATTATCAGCAATTTCTACACTTCCTTCTGCTATGATTTTATAAAACCCTTTCTTTATTACCTTAAGTTGACTATTGTCAATAAAATATAATCCTGATGTATTGCCCACATATGGCTGAATAATAGAAGATGTGTTTATTATATTACCATCTCCATTATTTACTCTAAGCCCTGTAGGGGCATATTCTGAATAATAAGCGTTAATAGTTGCAAATTCATTTATAGCAACTATCCACCATTTAGCTTTAGCTTGAAATATTCTACAACCAAAAGAACTTGCTATATTAGAAATAATATCTAAGCAATTAGTATAATTGTATTCATCTTCTAAAAGTGACCTATAATTTAAACAAGCTTGGTCAAACGGATCTGCATATAACTGAGTAGCTCTAGTGTACATACCAACTGAATAATAAGAACACATTGTTATATAATTCCTATCATTCTTAAACCCAATACTATTAAAACAAGCCCTAAAAATATCCTTTAGGAGTATTATATCATTTACGCCATAATTTGCATTTTCTGATACAAACTTTATATCCTTAAGCATACCTAGCCCATCTGTAGCATTAAACGCTGCTATCTTTCTACCTGTAGAATAAGATATCTGAACATCATCATTTATCACAAAACCAACCCATTCTATAACAGAATTTACATACATTTCAACATATGTAAATCTATCATCGATATTAGTAAAGTTTATAATGTCAGATAAGTCATCAGTAAAGTCAATAGTCACTCCTAATTGCGAGGCTATTATAGGCTCATACGGATCATCAGAATTTGGGATATACTGTAAGTTGACATCAACCCCTTGAAGGTCTATAATAGCACCTGTGTAGGCATCTTGCCATATCTTAAGCTCTACATCTTTGTTTGCTCTTGTTGCAAATAATACTGAATATTTTTGTCCGTATGCCATTATCCTCTTCTAAGTTTTAATGATGAATTAGACCTTTGAAAAGCCAAAACTAAATCATTCCCTCTTAATACAAACTCTCCACTTCCGCTACCGCTTCCAATCATTGATTTAAGCTTATCTAATGGAGCAACTACTTCAGGGTTTGTTCTAGCACCTGGATACTCACCCATTAAACCCATTGTTGGGCCACTAACTATACCACCATTTGCGAATAACTGAGAACCTAATCCCATACCACCGCCAACTAGGTTACCAAACATTTTTAATGCACCACCAGCTTTAGCTAGTTTGCCTTGTCCTCCTGGCAATAAGGCTATAATAGTAACTGCAATAGCTGCTGCTATGGCTACCTTAATAAGTTTTTTAATTATATCATCAAATGCTCTTGATAATACTTCTCCTATACTTGCTCCTTTTTCTAATAACATATCTAAAGCTGGGCCTAATGCACTCATTAAACCAATGCCTATTTTAAGTAACTCGGCAGTAACTGCTTTTGTTTCTGCTAAAACTGTTTCGTTTGATTTCTTTCTAAGTTCTAATATCGCATCTATATATTCAGATAGTTTTACACTTCCATCCATAAAGTCTTTATCTAATGCCGACCTCATTTTCTCTTCAGCTAACTTTATTTTATCAAAACTACCTTCTGCTTCACTTACTTCTAATTGGTATTGTTCCCTTAAAAAAGCAACTCTATCTTTTGATGCTTTCTTTTCATAAGCCATCTTGTCTCTAAATGCCTTTGCTGCGTTTGATGGATCTAATGCAGGTTCTGCAACATATGTTGTTTCTCCACCTGATGCTGCTAGTCTTTTAGCTACATATGTGGCCAATTTAGCTGCTTCTTTTTTAGCATTATCTCCTTTTTTCTTTATAGCACTACTATCTAATGATTGTGCATCTGCATTCTTATTAGCTGAATCAGTATTTTCATCTAATTTTTTAGTATATAACTCTATGTTTAATTGTGATTGCTTAATTTCTTTAGCTTGTTTAGAAAATGCACTTATTACTATATTTGATGCAGAATTAAATCCAAGCATACCACCTGTAGCTAATCCATAAACAGTACCCATAAATCCAAGGTTTTTAACAACCTCTTCTCCTTGCTGATTCTGTAGTTTAAATATTTTAGTTTCTTCTTCTGCGATTAAACTAGCGTAAGCAGTTGCCTTTGCTCTTCTTATTAAAGCATTTGATATTTTATCATAGACCAAAGCCAATTTATCGCCATCTTGTATATCTAATTTTTGTAATTCAATGTTACCTTGATATTCTTTTTTTAATGATGCTAAAGCTCTTTCTCTTTCACTTGTGCTTTTTGTAGTATCATTTATTATTTTAAGCAATGACTGGTCTGCTGCTATTTGAGATTTAGCTTGACCTATGTTTGTAGCCAATGTTTCATTCATCTTCTTATTGGCTATAGACAAATCATTTATACCATATATTAATTGAGTTATTTCTTTTTCATAAGCAGTCGTGATTGCAATTAATACAGAAAACCCTAAATAAATAGCCCCTGTTGCAGCAGCAAAACCACCAACCAGAGCAGGTAAGTTATTTTGAATACCTCTAAACCCATAAGGTAAATCTTGAACAACTAAAGCAATATTAGTCCATTGTTGGCTAGATTTTTTAACAGTATTTGCACTACTTTGAGTAGCAGCATTATTTTTATTTGTTGCTTGTGTACTTTTATCTAAACTAGCTGCTAAACCATCATATTGTGCTTTTAATTTTTGTACTTCTGGGTTCATTGCTTGTAACCCTGTTGCCATTAATTGATCCATTGCTCTCTTAAGAGCATTCATTTTGTCTTTAACAACATTAGTAGTATCGCCAAATAATTCAGCCATACCATTAATCCTATTAAATTCTTTATTTAACCCACTAGCAATTCTTTTAAAATCGCTTTCAAAAGCAGTAGCAACTTTAGCCATTTTTAAAAATGCACCTTCAGCTTCTTTAAAATCTGCCGTAATCCTAATTTTCATTAAATCATCTGCTGCCATTATATTGTCGGTTTAACGATTTTGTATTTATTTAACACATCCTTAAGCTCATCTTCTGTCATCACTCTCTGCTTCACAAAGTTACGAGTATCGCAGTCTAATTCAATAAGCTCTTGTGGCTTAACTTTCTTACCCTTTGGTAACTGAATATTAATTAGTAAAGTTGTCTGCCACCTAGTTCTAACCCACTCTTGTTCTTCTTGATGCCTATATCCATACCACACAAAATCTAATTCAGCCATGGTCATCTCCCAAAACAAATGGGGAAG